AGTTTGCATCACTAGAGAGCAAGTAAGAAAGATAAAAGAAAGTGGGGATAATCCCAATAGCAAGTCTTTTAAAAACAGAACAGGGATAGACAAACCATTTGTAGATACTTACATGGAACTTCCTGACAGTAAAATAAAAGAGTTGTATAAACAAGAATTTGGAATTGAATTAGAAATAGTATAATTATGAAAGTAGCAAGTAGCAAATTTGAAGCACTAATGCGAGAGCTTGGTGTTACTAAAAAAGAGTTTAGTGAGATTACAGGAGTTACAAGTCTTACAGTAAACAAGTATTTAGCCAACCCTAGCCTGTTGAGGTTGAAGCACATAGAATGTCTATCATCACAAAAGAAAATAAATGATAGGTATGGTATGAAAGAATTGATAGAAGTTATTAGAGATGACAGCTAACGAGTTAGAATACAAAAAATATCAGCCTTTGCGAGATGCTGTTTGTGCAGTTTACAATATCACTCAAGAACAACTTGAGGGTAGCAGAAGACACTCAAACATAGTATCAGCAAAGAGAATGTTTTTCTACTTTCTGCGTAGGCACTATTACTTACCATATATGAAAATATCAGATATATTTGGTATGAATCATGCAACTGTTATACATCATTTCAAGACTATGAAAGGTTACTTGGAGTATGATAAAGATATGATGCTAGAGTATATAAGAGTAAGAGATTTAGTGTTTGAACAGAACAGTTTTGTAACATTGAATGATGAATTAGAAATCTTGGAGAAGGAAAAACTCCTACTCGATGACCGAGTAGATAAAATCAAATCAGAAATTAATTATTTAAAAGAATTAGAAAATGGAAATTAAAGGAACTTTAGAAGCAATCTTTGAAACAAAAGAGTTTAAAAGTGGATTTAAAAAGAGAGAGTTTGTTATCAATACAGGTGGCGACTACCCTCAATCAATCAAAATGGAAGTTGTAAAAGACAACATTAACAAGTTAGATGCTATGGCAGTAGGAACTCCTGTTGAGTGCAAGATAGACATTAGAGGTCGTTTGTACGAAGGAAACTACTACAATAACATTTTAGCTTGGGCAATTAAGGAAGAAGGATTTACTGCTGCAAAATCAGAAAAGACTGAAACTGTTGCAGAAGATGATGGACTTCCATTTTAAGTTGAAACTGTTAATGAAAACATTTGACTGCGAAGTCATAAAGTAATTATGTAAATAGAGTTGTTGTTCTGCTTCGGCAGGACACTTCTCTAAAAACTAGAAGATAAAGATGAGATTTGAAACTGTTGAAGATATTAAAAGACAAGAAAGAGCAGTAAGAGTATTTTGCGATGAGTATGAATATAGCTATGTGTCCTCTCATGAATGGGCAAAGATTGACTATCAGATTATTGGAAGGAATTTAGGTAGGGTTTGTGGCTTTGAGGTAAAAGGTTGCAAAAATCAGAACATTGGAGATAAAGAAAATGTTTTGGTATCTATGAGAAAACTTGTAGATGGTCAGCAGTATCAAAAGAACTTTGACATACCATTGGTTATGTGTTGGAGTTTTGAAGATGGCATACTGTATGAAAGACTAGATAATCTTATTGGAACATTTAGTGTTGGAGGTAGAAAGCCTAGATTTGGCTCTACCTTTGATATTGAACTTATGACATACATAAAACAAGAAAATTTAAAAAAGTTATTGTTTATTTAAAAAATAGTTATATGTTTGTCAAAATTAAACTAAACAACTATGGCAAAAAGAATGACAGATACGGACAAGTGGAAGAAACGCTTTGTTCGTGAACTAAAACCTCAACACAAGTTATTATGGTTCTACATACTAGATGACTGCAATCACGCAGGTATATGGGAAGTAGATATTGATGTAGCTTCAATTAGAGTAGGCTTTGACCTATCAGAAGATGATTTACCAAACCTATTTGGAGAAAAAGTAATAGAGTTTGATGGTGGCGACAAATGGTTTCTACCTGACTTTATTGACTTTCAATATGGTGAACTAAATCCAAACTCTAATGTGCATAAATCAGTTATTGCATTACTTGATAAGTATAATCTTCAAGGGTATATAAAGGGTTCACAAGGGGTACAAAGTACCCTTATAAATAAAGATAAGGATATAGTTATAGTAAAAGATAAAGTAAAGGCTAAAAGGTTTGTAAAGCCAACAGTCGATGAAGTATTAGATTACTGTAATGAAAGACAAAATTTAGTAGATGCACAAAAATTCTATGACTTTTACGAAAGTAATGGTTGGAAAGTAGGCAAGAACTCTATGAAAGATTGGAAAGCATCTGTGAGAACTTGGGAGAAAAACACAAGTAGTGCTAAAAAATCACAACCAAAAGAAGTATTAACAGCTTGGCAACAGGCAAGAAATGTAATTAACAATGGACAATAAGAAAATAGAACAGAAGATAAAGAACGCAACTAATCCTTATATGAAGGAAATGTACGAGAGAGCCTTACTAATGAGAAAGTGGGGAAAGAGTAAGCAAGAGTTTGATACCTACTTTTTAATGACAGGTTGGTTTCATGATGAAAGAAAGGAAACATCAACATTATTAAGTGGAAAGAATCGTGGATAAAAGAAATCAAATATGGCATAGGTTTTCTAATGACCTTGAGCAACTAAACTTGGACTGTGTAGATTTATTAAGTAAGTGCTATATGATGCTTGGTCAACGACCTGATACAGAACAAATTGTAATGATGGCAAAGTTTCTAGTAGATGATTTGTCAAAGTTCTATGGCTCAATGGATATGAATGAAGTGGCATTTGCTTTTGAGCAAGGCATAAGAAACTCTGATAATGGTGGTTTTGTAAATGTTCGTAATTGGAATATATGGCTCAAGGAACATAAGACAAAGGCACAACTACAAAGGCAACAAAGATTAGTAACTGATTATCAGAAACATCAGCAAGGTCAGAAGATGATTGATGCAACTATAAATAAAGCAAAGAGATTAAAATGAAGCGACCAATATATTATGCTAAAATAAATTTCAAGTATAGAGTTTTAAAAAATTTAAGGAAGGTTTGGAAACAAGATAGTATTGAATGTTTTATAACAACAGAGAACTTGAGAGAACTTACTTCTGATGATATGGTTGTAGGAAAGATTTGTAGGTCTATCAAGAAGAAAAGTAATGAGATTGAACTAATTATCAAGCAGACAACAGTAATAAGTCAGCATGGTGAAACTAACGACAGATTTTGATATGGAAACTATTTTATACACACTATTGCTTCTTTCAGTTTTATACCTTATATTTACTGTCAAGCATTTGAGAGAGGACATGGGTTATATGGAGAACAAGATACATAACCTAGAGAACTTAATCAAAAGTAATACAGATAAGATATATGACATCGAAGAAAGGGTATCGCAAGGGGGGTACAAAGGGGGGTACACAGGTGGTGCTTACGGAAGAAAAAGTACAAATCAATATCGTGAATTACTTGAAACTGCAATATCCAAAGGCATTGTTTACTGCAACTATGGGTGGTCAGTTTCAAAGACACTACTCTCAAAGGCTCAAGGCGAAGCGAACAGGCTACTTGAGGGGAGTATCAGACCTACTTATCTTCGAGCCAAACGATACCTACAAGGGATTGTTTATAGAGTTAAAAAAGGACAAGAAGTCATATCCTACCAAAGAGCAGAAGATGTTTATAGAGAACGCATTAAATAGAGGCTACTACGCTATATGTTGTAAGGGTTTTGACCATTGCAAAGAAGTTATTGATAATTATTTTAAAAATGAGTTATGATACATAAGAGTAAGTATTACTACGACTACACAAGGAATCAAGGATATAATCAAACAAATGAAAAAGTAAGACTTCCTGAAACTGCTAACATAGATATTCCTAACTACTACATAGGTCAGGTGTATGGTTATGAAGCTAGAAAGGTTATCGAGGATTGGGATTTATCATACAATGTTGGAACTGCCACGACCTACTTGTTGCGATGTGGAAAGAAAAAGGAGCAAGGTATGACCGACAAAGATAAACATATTGAAGATATAAAGAAAGCAATAAACCATTTAAAATTTGAAATAGAAAAATTGAGTAATGAAAAATAAAGTAAGTAGATGTTGTGGCTCTAATGTTATATTAAGAGTATTCCACGCATTAGGACAAAAGTATTTTAGATGTTTAAGGTGTAATAAGTTTTGTGCCACAAAAGATAAGTAATGGAAGATAATATATATATAAGGAAAGAT